GGACCACCGGGAGGAGGCATAGGCATAGGTGGCTTAGGAGCCGCACCAGCTGCGAGAGCTGCCAGCTGTGGTGATGGACCAGCAGGAGGCGGAGGAGCGCCCTGTGGGGCTACCATGACGTTTACGTGGGTAGAACCCTTGTGCTTGGCACGACCGCCACGGGCACGGGTGATAATGCCGCCGAGAGCCTTCCCAGAGACCTTTCCACCAGTCGCATAGGTAGCTACCGGATTAGCTGCAGCTGATCGACGTGCAGCACGATCTCCACGAGACGGGCCTTCATTGGCGCTATCGGCACCAAATCCGACGTTCTTTTCCCCGCCTTCGCCCTTCAGACGTTCGCCGGGAGTTGTAATATTCGAAGATGGTCCTTCTGCCAGACCGTAGTTGGTAGTCATGCTGCGAAGCTTTGCGTTGTGAGCAGAAGCTACTTCAGACTTGTGCGGGTGCGCCATTATACTATTCCTCTAAGTATAAACGTTTACTTTGTCTTCTTTTTCGGCGCCTTACCCGGTACTACCCGTGGTTTTTGTGCTGCCACTTTTAATTGGTGTTGACGATCAAGCACGCCCTGTTGGGCTTCATGTGCATGAGTTTTGTCTAAAACGCCCATTTCATGCTGCTTATCTTGAGCATTAAGGGCCAAATCGTGCTGCTTGTTAGCAGCATCTAAAGCCATATCATGGGTCTGCTGTAGCAGTTGATCCGAAGTATTCTGCTGCGCAACACCCTGTGCCTGAGTATTATTAGCAATATTATTCAGATTTGCAAGGGCCACACCATGAGCTTGATCTTGTGCTTGCCCAACATGATCTGACATTCGGTCAGCTTTTTGGTTGTAACCATCAGCTGCTCTATCCTGATCTTTGTGAGCATTGTCGGACATAAGCTGCTTCTCGGCCAAGCTGTGGTCGTCTTTGTGGACAACCATTGTACGAGCCACATCCAGAGCTGCGATCTTCTCCTTGGCATCCAATTCACGGTTCTTGATCTCGATCTCCTGCTGATCGTTCGTGATCTTGGCTTGCGTCTCTTGCATCTGGCTCTGACTATCTGCCAGACGGGCCTGCGCTCCGATCAATGCAGCCTGACCTGAAAGCATCTTAGGATCGGGCCCGGGTGCGCCCATTGCCTGTGGCGGATGGAATAGGCTGTCGGCATCATCGATGCCCATGACAGCGAACGCACGCTTATCAACCTCGTTAAGGTCAATGTTCTGGTTGGTCATAGCCATCTGACGCATGGCGACAACCTTCATGTAACGCTCTGTCTGGCTACTTGTATTAGGATCAGCCTGCGGAACTAATTCGCAAGCATCCAGAGCAGCCAAGAACAATTGTATATGACGCTGCTCGCCTTCCTCCAGAGCCTGATCGATAGAATCCAATCCAGCTTCGTGGACCAGTACTTTTAAAACTTCGCTCTTCTTCTTGCGGTGACGCCAGAGTGCTGACGGGTCTTCCTGCAACATGCCCTTCAGCATGTCGAATTCCTGCCCCTGTGCCCAATGCAGTCGCTTGTGGACGGCTGAAATCAGCTTGGTAGCCTGCTCGATCATGGCCAGTGTTGTGCCTACAGGTGCATCCTGCTTGCCTTCACCTACCTGCAGTTCAGCTGTACCACCGACGCGCTGTGCAGTCTGAGCAATGTTATCGATCAATTGTATAAAGACAGCTGATGGGTCTTTGTACGGCAAAGGCATGATGGCGCTGCGGATATCCTGCCCAGATGTATCGATGGGCATTCCTCCGCCGGGCGCCACACGAAACTGGTTGGTCAGCTGCTTGGCCAGAGATTTGATGTACAGGAAGCCGGGGAAGTTGGAGAACATTCCGGCGTCGATCATCAGCCGCCATGATGCCGTGACAGCCTTGGTGGCATTGCCCAGAATGTTGAGAAGTCCTATGCCATAGAAACCCAATCCCGGGATAAAGATGTAGGCAATGATACGATTGCGAGCCAAGCAAAGCGGGTCTTCCTCTTCCCAATTGCGCCTGATCTCCAAAATCTTGCGAGCTTCCTTGTCGATAGTGACCTTGTACGGCAGTGGCAGGCCGGTATCCTTGCCGTCCATTTCATGCTCATAGCCGGGCACTTCCAACTCGCAATAGCACTCATACAATTCGCGATCCTGATCCTTCTGATCGGCGTAGTTAGGCGGTGCGATGCCTTGAATTTGGTTAATCTTGGTGTCAATTGGATTTTGAACTGCAGGCAGGCCCGGGTCTGGCAGGGCTATGTCTCGATAAGCTCCGACCAGCTGCATGCGGCGAAGCAGCGATGGCTTCATCATAACGCGATGCGTTACACGCCCTGCACCGTCGATATCGGTCGCTGCATTGCTTACGATCAGGTCTTTGGCATCGATGGATGCAATAACCGGACGCTGACGAATAGGATCGTGATATCCCTTCTTGAAAGAGATGCCAGAGAAGCCAAGCATCAGCAGCATGCGATCTGTGTCGGGGTAATATTCCTTGGCTACCTTGGTCAGGTAGTGGTTCAGGTCTTTCTCAAGCGCATCAGCCAGACGCTGGGTCAGTGCATTGGATTCACCGTCTACCCTGACTTTGACCGGACCATCTGTCGGAAGTAGTTCCCCACGGGCATTGGCTTGGAAGCGCAGGACGGCCTCTAGGAGCAGGGGATGGTCGACCGTAGATACCCCCTCAGAAGGCGTGGCACCGGCCACAGACGCGCCTCTGGGCTGTTTAATCTCCAACCCAAGGAGGGAGATGCCGTTGCTCATGTTCTCAAGCCATGCGGCTCTGGATTGAGAATCATTCTCGATGCCTAGCAGAAGCTTTTCCGCTATGGTCGACATCTCTGATTCAGTCAGGTCGTCAGCCAAATTGGCATCGAACCCTTCCGACTTCTTTTTGGTGGGAGATGGAGGACCAAGCGAGATAGACACGCTGCCATCGGGCAGGGCTATCTGAGTTGTATTAGACTGCTCATCGAACTGAACATTGTCAGGACTGTCAGTCATAACGACGATATCCACACCGTTCGCCTGAACGGGTGGACTGTCGGGTTTGTAGTTCATTCCTAAATCGAGAGGAGGTAGTTCGTCAGCCAATTGCTTATATTACTCGGGAGCGTCCTTTTTAACGTGTTTGTAAACTCCCTTAATATTAGCATTCAGATGGCCGCCTACGGACTTCGCGGCAATCAGTTCCTCATGAACATCTTTCGGAACATCATGATAATCATACAAAGAACCATTATTAAACTCAACAGTTAAAGTATTGGTATCTGGGTCATGACCAATACTGCGGATATTACTGGATTGTACTGGTACTCGGTCGACCACTTAACTTGTTTCCCACTTGTATTTCTTATCGAACGGTAGATTAAGCTTCTGGCGTTCCTGTAGTCTGGCTATTGCGTCCTGAACATCTACAGGCAAAACCACGATCTTATTATTCAATAGATAGCTAAGTAGTATCATCAGATCGTCTAAACCAGTCATTTAATCTTCCTCATCATCCAGTACGCCTACCGGAGGCAGCCGTTCTACAGCTTTATTGGCTGGAATGACTTGTCCAAATACGGATATTACTCCGGGCATTGTAATAGCTATTGCTTCAGCCTGCAAGGTGTCTTCGGCCTGTACTTCAATCCAGTCCTCAATCTTGCGCCAGACCCGAACTCTCCACCGCTTCTTTTTGAGCTGCATTGCGATACATCTCCTCCATTACTTCCCGCAATTGTATAAGACCAGCTATATTCCTGTCGCACTGTGTAACAATGCTCTCATAGAACATCTGCGACATCATTGGTTGCAGGAGATTGATGACGCGGTAGGAAACCGTGGTCATGAAGAATTCATTCACTTCTTGTCTCCCCTTTGTATAATTTTCAACATCTGTTCGTCACTTAGACCACGCTCATGCGTGTAGCTGCGGCATATTCTCAGTTTGCTTTGGCAGAATGTGACCAGAGCCTGCGTATCGTCCAACGCTACAGTCCACCAATAATCCTGTGGCGTCCGCTCGATCAGTATCGCCCTTCCAGTGCCCAATGGTGTCTCGACTGGAATAGGCTCGTGGAATTCGTAGAACATTCTAGCCTTGAGCTGATTCTTTCAGCAATTCCCAGATACGGTTCTGTTCTTCAGGTGTATCTGCCTTGATCTTGCAGGGATGCTCTGGCGAAGCCGGTGCTTGATCTTCTTGGCACTGAGCTTCCCTCTTGGCATTCTCTTCTGCGTTCTTTTTATAAATCTCAGCCCAAAAGTCGTTGCCACCTAGATAGCCACCCATCTCGTTTACCATCTCATCTCGATAGGGATCATACTTCAAGACCATGCCATTTGATAGGACTCGATAATCAGGAACAACAGGAACAATCCGCATAGGATTGTCCTCATGTACTGTATACTTGAGTGATTGGATCAGCTTTTCTGCTCTGCGTAGAAACTCATGACCGTCTATCAAATTATCCTCTAACTCGAGTCTGGTTATATAATTGGCAATGTGAAGATCAGTTACTCGATTGTGAGCCCTAAGAACCAGACAATCAAGAAAGAAGTCCACGTATAATGCTAATTTAATATTAGGCGTACAGTGCAATTCTCTCGCAACTTCTAAAGGTGATTGCAGCCAATTTCTGTGGTCAGCTAGGGTCATGATCATGCTACGTCCTCGAATAGGGTCTTCTCATGTGAACCGAACCGGTTCCTGTTATTGAATGTTAGGGTCGCCCAGCGCAGGTTCTTTCTTCTACAATCGAACCCATCACCATTGGCATGGTCTACAACCAACTTCTCATTGGTGTTCGGTCTTGGAATGCCGGTACGCTCCATCACTTCGGTATGTAAGAATAAGGTTGAAGTTATCCTTTGTTGCTTACGCTTACCAGTCTCATCTTTGTAATCTTCACCAATGATTGTCGTGTAGGAGCGAGCTAGATAATGTTTCCTACCGCCTCTGGATGCCTTGATCTTCCACCGCCATTGTACAAGATGATGATAATCGATCTCGTCGACCAATGCATATTCGTTTGCATAGTCGTCGCCATATATCCTGTATTCATGGGTGTTCGGTTCCCACGTGTTCGGATCAAAGAAGTCCATTCTTGTTCGACTTCTTGATAGTTATATAATACTCGACACCTTGGACAGTCAGCCACAGGTCTCCGACTTCACCATTTGTGCCACTATCGATATTTGTGCCCTCATCCTTCACCGACTGAAGTAATTCACGTATCTCCAAAGCCAGTAAGTATGGATTTTTATCCCAGCCATCTGGGATCATATCGAGAACCAGTTTGGTTTGATCGTCCATGGCTAAAGCTTCTTGATGTTGATGGCTTTGCCACCTTTGCCCGGCACTGGAACTAAATCAAACTCCAGCACATCGTTCTCTTTCAATTCCTTGATACCAGCCTTATCCAGAGCTTTGCCGGTAAAGAAGATATCCATATCGTTCTTGGCACCTTTGCAAAACCCATAGCCACGATCACGACTATAGAACTTCACCTGAGCTTGCACACGCTTATAAGCTGCAGGCTTATTTTCAATCGTATTCACAGTTCAACTCCGTATTTCTCACAATAAATCTGTTTCATAGTCATGTCAGGATAGGTTCGGTCTGGTTTTTGTACAATCTGGATTGGAGGGGTCCAAGGCTCTGGTTCGAACTTCGCCAATTCTTGATCATCAAAACCATTGGCATACTTTTCCCAATAATCGTCTGCTGGAGTGTTGTCCCACTCATTCGCATCAACATTGTATTCCATCCACTTGTCTAGAATCCTCCCGTCATTATACGTCCAGTAGACGATCCTAGATCGCTGATCCAAGGCAGCCTTGATGTTTCGAACCCGTGGCGATTCTAGCATAGCTTTAACCGGCATCAAACTAGATGCACGAACAATAGTGGGCGCAGCCACTAAGACTGCGCCCACGCCGAATAGAAAATTTCTACGTGATGAAATCATGGACTAACTTTCTTTTCCAACGCTTCAATGCGTTGTTTGAATAGCTCCAGATAGTCAGCCTTATTAGGCTCGCATGGACATCCTAATTTGTCCTCTAGCTCTTTTATCTGAAGTAGTAAATCCCTGTATTCCTTCAGCTGCTCAAGAGACCAAGGGATGACTGGCTGAACGGGATTGGCCGGTGCTGGGATCAGTGGATGCCAAGGCTGAAGGGGAGTTGGTGTCGACGGTTGAGGCCAAGGAGGATTGTACTTAAATTGCCAATCTCCACACATACAATAAGCACACATTCAAAATCCTCTTTTCTTTGCTTCACGTCCAATGGCATTGCAGATGCGGGAACAATATTTGCGCCTGCCGAACTGTTTCCAAGTCTCACTATGCCCATCACGCTTCAAATACAACCTGCCGCAGTTGTTGCATTCTTTAATCGGCGTACCTTTGTGCAAACTTTTTACAGTCTGTACAGAACTTTCTTTTTGCAAACCGGGCTGGAGCTTCAACGCACTGGCCTCCTCTACTCAGCACGCCATACACTGTCGGACTGAATTCCTTTTTACAATGTAGGCAGGTTTTCTTGTGAAGTGTGAGGGCTGGCGAGGCCTTGCGGCCATCTTTCTTTTTCAGTGTGACTTCCATCCCCAAGGCATCGGCCCACATCACCATTACAGGAAATGTTGGCGTCCTGCCCCCATATTCACACTTTT